GATATTTAACTTATTTTAAATTCCTAAAAAATCAGAAACTATTAAATGGGAGTGTGAGTTTACAACTTGATTGTTTGTCAATGATTGGCACTATATTCGAAAATAGTAAATATTCATTATCGGTAAGCATATCAAATCTAAAAAAATCTTATCCAGGTTCTGCAGTAAAGGTATTGTATAATTTTGTCCGTCATGTTGGCTTGATACTATGCTTCTCGGAACTATACCCTTCAATTTATTCACTTAATAATGAAATAGTAAAAGTATATGATGGAAACCTTGAGTATATTAATAAAATCACTAAATTAGCAAAACTAGATGTCGACACAGTTGATTTTCAATTATTTATCATGAATTTAAGAAAAATTGCAGAATATTATGGAATATACCTAGAATAAAAAGCATAATATGTCCAAGGAGATGTGATGATGGGGATATTTACTAGAAAGAAAAAAGAAGGTTCAACAAACACCTTCCAGTTATTAAATCAAAACAATACATTCTTCACACCTTTTGGTAACAACATATCCAAAAGTGATGTGGTCAAGATATGTATTGATAGGGTTGCGAGCCAATGTGCAAAACTCAAACCAAGATACATAAAAACTGAAGCAGATAAGACAGTAACCGAGAAACAAGGTCGACTGTCTTTTTTATTGAAGCACAAGCCTAACTCACTCATGACACCTTACGACTTTATCTATAAAGTAATTACGCTATTGCTACTGAATGATAATGCATTTGTTTATCCAATGTTTGATTCGTTGAATGGTGGGCTTAAAGCACTCTATCCTCTCCGACCGATTTTGGTAGAAGCAATAGTAGATAATGCTGATGGTTATTACTTGAAGTTCTACTTTGATGATGGTCAACAATTTATGCTGCCTTATGAGAATATCATCCACTTGAGGAAGTACTTTGCATCCAATGATATCTTTGGTGGGAACGGATCATCTGGTGATCATGAAGCAATCCTAAAAACCATCTCAATCAATGAGAATGTGCTTCAAGGAATCGATAACGCAGTCAGATCATCGATGCAGATTAAAGGGATCATCAAAATGAATGGGATGCTTTCGGAAGCTGATAAGAAGAAACAAAGAGAGCTCTTTGATTTAGCACTCAACGATTCTATCAGTACTAAAGGAAGCTCGATTATCCCGATTGACTTAAAATCTGAATACATACCTTTAACAGTAGATCCCAAGTTGATCGACAAAGAAACACTCGAATTCTTACAATCCAAAATACTCGACTATTTTGGCGTATCAGCACCAATCTTCGCAAACAAATATAGTGAAGAAGATTTCAACTCGTTTTATGAGTCAACCATTGAGCCTCTAGCCATTCAGCTATCTGAGGCTTTTTCTTTGGGATTGCTCACCGAAAATGAGTTAACTCGTGGTGAAGAGATTATTTTCTATAGTGAACGATTGCAGTATGCAAGCTGGAATACAAAAGTGAGTGCCATCGAAAAACTGATGAGCCTAGGGATCATGACCTTAAATGAATCCAGAGCATTGCTTGGACTAGAACCTATTGAGGGTGGAAACAAGCGACTGCAATCGCTCAACTTTGTGGATGCTGATAAGGCAAACAAATACCAAGTTGGTGAGGAGAACAAAGATGAAAGTCACAGTTAATGGAACGATATCAAAAGAAGCACTCAAAGTGATTCTAGAAACGCAGAAAGTAAAAACACAAATCATTGATGAGTTTTGCAAAGAAAACAAGATTACAAGTTTTTACTACAAGGATTCAGAACTTGAATACACCCTTGATGGGAAACCTAACAAACCAAAAATAGAGGTGAGAAACAATGATTAAAGAAACAAGACTTGCGGATGTTAAGTTTGAAGAAGCAGAAGGTAAGATGACCTTAGAAGGTTATGCTATTGCGTTCAACCAGGAAACACTCATCGGAAATGAAGAGTACGGTTTCGTTGAATCTATCGATCATCGAGCTCTTGAAAATACCCAAATGAAAGATGTCCCTATGAAATACAACCATATGGATTCCTTCCTTATCATCGCTCGAACTAAGAATAAATCACTGACATTATCGGTCGATAACATTGGGCTAAAAGTACAAGCTGAATTAGTCGACACCCAATCGAACCAGGACATCTACAAGATGGTCCGCAGTGGCCTACTTGATAAGATGAGTTTTGCTTTCACTGTTGAAGAACAGTCCTGGAATAAGGAAGGCAAAATCCCTAAACGTACCATCACTAAAATCGGAAGGCTCTATGATGTCTCAGTCGTTGACACTCCAGCCTACGATTCAACTAGTATATATGCTCGTTCTTTAGAGTCTATGGATGTAGAACTAAAGGCTATGGAGTTAGAAGAGCAGAAACAACATGTTGATGTGATGAAAAAGAAGATCCGTATCAAAACCAATTACTAAAACTCTAAAGGAGAGAAAAAACATGAACTTAGAAAAAAGACGCAAAGAAATTGAAGCACGCTTAACTGAAATTCGCTCACTTGTTGAAGCGGAATCAGATGTAGCAAAATTGGAAGCATTCGATACTGAATGCAATACCCTACAAGAGGAACGCTCTGTCATCGATAAAAAGATGATGATTGCATCCAAAGTAGAAATCAAACCGATTGTCATTGATACACGCACTGACAATAAGGAAACCCTAGAACTACGCGGTAAACAGCTCCGTGAGAAATCAAACCGATTGTCATTGATACACGCACTGACAATAAGGAAACCCTAGAACTACGCGGTAAACAGCTCCGTGAAAATCGAGTTATCCAAGTGTCCAGTTCGGAAGTTTTGGTTCCTGAAACCGTATCAAACAACCTCGCACCAGTTCCATATGCTCAAGTATCCACATTGGTGGATAAGGTCAATATCATTAATCTTAATGGTGGTGAAACCTACAAGAAATCCTTTGTGAAATCGAATGGCATTGCTGGAACAACAGCTGAAGGTGCAGCATACACTGAGACTGAACCTGCATTTGGCTATGTCACCATTACGAAGGTTAAGATTACTGCCTACACCGAAATCACAGAAGAACTTGAGAAGCTTCCAAGCATTCCATATCAATCAGAAGTTCTCAAGAACATCAATGTATCATTGAAAAAGAAAATCTCTGAACAAATCCTTCGTGGTGCTGGTACATCCAATACATTCACAGGGATTTTTAGTGATCAAGCAGTTGCACTAGCAGATACGACACCAGTCGAACTGTCAGCAATCACTGACACAACTTTAGATGACATCATCTTTGCTTATGGTGGCGATGAAGAAGTCGAAGGTGGTGCAGTTCTTATCCTAAATAAGAATGACTTGCGTGCATTTGCTGGTCTTCGTACTTCCGAAGGTCGTAAGGTTCATACCGTTGATTACATCAATCAAACCATCGATGGCATTCCTTATGTGATCAACTCACATTGCAAAGCGATCGCTGACAGTGCAACCACTGCAGGTGAGTATGCGATGGCTTATGGTTCTCTAAAGAACTATGAAGTGCCTATCTTCTCACCGGTTGAAATCGGCAAATCGACAGACTACAAATTTAAAGATGGCATTATCTGCTACAAAGCATCTGTATTCACTGGTGGTAATGTGGTAGGTTATAAAGGTTTCCTTCGTATCAAGAAGAAAGCCGCTGCTTAATCGGAGGAACTAAATCATGGCCATACTCGATATAGTAAAGAAAGCACTCTTGATTCCTCTAACAGAAACATATGCTGATGAGGAGTTATTGTCTCATATTGAGGCTTGCAAAGAACTCATTCGTTCGGTCGGTGTGGCCAATGATGTCGTAAATGGTGAGGGAGTCCCAATCGTGGATTCCCTCATCCTTATTTACTGTAAGACGTTCTTTGGTTTTAAGAACGATGGATCTGTGAAAGAACTTCCGAAGAGTTTTGAAATGCTCATCAAGCAGCTATCATTCACGAAAGGAAGTACTTCCTAATGTTTCCAAGTTCTCCCAACATCAAATTAACGCTTCTAAAACTAGATAACACACCAGATAACATAGGGAATCGAAAACTAGTCCTTATCAGTTCTAAAGAGGTTATTGGTATTAATATTTCAGTGACTTCAAAAGAATATTATGAAAGCAAAAAAACAGACATCAGAATTGATGTTGCAGTCAAAATTCAGAGCTTCTTATATGATGGGTCTAGACATGCATTGATTGATTCAAAGGTTTATAAAGTCGAGCGAACTTACATCAGCGGTCAGTTTATTGAGCTTTATTTTGTTGAAACAAAGATAAAAAAAGGTGATATTGATGGTCTCATTGGATGAATTAGCACTTGGAATTGGTGAGCTTGTCGAATCTTATGCAAATGATGTCATCAAAGAAATGGAAAAAGTACTAGACGAAATCGCAGATAAAGTACTTTCTTACATTCAATCAAAAGCACCAAAGAGTGGTCAGGCATATGGGTTTGCAGAATCGTTTGTTGCTATTCCTGAGGGTGAAGGCATCAATAAGAGAATCGCCATCTATTCAAGCACTAAAGGAAGGTTAACTCATTTACTTGAGTTTGGATTTACAC